CCAGCTATTTGCCCTGCCCCTACCCGCCGCCGAGGCGGTGTTGGGTAGTTCTAGTCTATATGCGGGGCTCGTGTCTCCAATGCCGACATAGCCGTTATTTAAGATTGTCATTTTGGGATTAAAATTTCCGAATCCAAAATGAATATCATCTCCGTCATAATTAGAAATCGCCAAATCATTGCGGTAATCCGCTATTGCATAAGCAGAACCAAACATCCAGAAGGAACTTCGCTTATTGCTATCATTCGCCAATGTAAAACCAGCCGACCGCTGTGAGTGATCCCCGACAAGTTTTAATTGGGTAAAGGTGCTATCTTTAATATGCAAGGAATTGTCTGGACTCGTTATCCCAATGCCGACGTTGCCGTCTTGTTGAATTACCATTTTTACAGACCTTGAGCTAAAAGCGTCATTATTCGTTGCAAATGCAAGATTATCATTGTCTCTTAGCTCAATTTGAAAATTAGCGTTTGATGCACCTCCATTCGGGCGTGCAAATCCTAATACAGGGCCATCAGCCGGACCAGACCCTGTGCTTTCCAATATCGTATTTAAGTTTTGTCCTGAATAAATATGCAACATACTTCCCGGACTCGTTGTCCCAATACCCACCTTGCCGTCTGTATCAATTCTTACCTTTTCTCCAGTAGAAGCCGGACCAACTGAAAATCTCAAATCATTGTCTGCGGCGTCTCCACTATCTATAGTCCATAAATGGGTCGCGTCGTGATAAAATTCAATTCCCTGTTCTCCTGTGTCTGATGATTCTATCCTTATATAACTATCGGCGTCTCCGCTCCCAGTATTTCATGCAACAGTTCTCCCGGACTCGTCGTCCCGATGCCGACCCTACCACTGCTATCAATTCTCATTGCTTCGTTTCCGCCCGCCCTCAAAGATAATTCATCCCCAATAGCCCTGATCGTTACTTTATAATCCGCTGTCGTATTGCTATCTTTTAATTGGACACCACCCTCGCTATCACCACTTTCAAATGTTGCCACCACATTATCTGTTGCATGATAAACATGTAACTGCTGAGAAGGCCCAGCCATCCCAATGCCAACGCTACTAGTTGTAGTTATGTCATCGTTAGTATTATCAAATAACCACTCTGCCCCACCGCTATAACCAACATAGCCCCCGTCAGGAACTTGAAAGCCTTGCCCGTAAACATTTCCGCTTGGGTCAATTGTTACCAAGTCTGTTCCCCCGCTATCTTCTATTTCGAGGATATTGGCGTTTTGGGTAGAGTGGGCTTGAACTTTTAATTGGATTGCGTCGGCGCTTCCATCAATAACTAATGCTCCTGTCATTGTATCCCCTGCCACTTCAACATAATCAGTGTCCAACGCTCCGTCGGGTATTCCAGTAAAGTTAGAGCCGTCAAAAGTGGGAGAAGAACCAGAAGTTACATCTTGGTCTATGTAGGTGTGGCTCGCCCCCGACTCGCTTATATGGGTATGGGCAGCATCCCATTCTGTTTGTAAAACAGCGGCTGGTATTGTGCCAGATAGTTTGGAGGCATCTATATCGTCACCGGTATTCCATTGGGTTGTGCCTATGGTAAAATTTTGCCCAGTCGGTAAAGTCAGGGCCCCAGAAGCCCCCAAAATTACATCATCCAGCCAAGCAGTTAATTCTGCGTGCTCCCCTGAAGTGAGATGATAATACTCATCAGCCGTTCCGCCTTGCAAACCAGCTAATAAGTTATGCTCCGCGGCAGCAAGGGGTACGAAAGTAATATCAAAAGCGGATTGAATACTAGTAAAACTGCTATCGTTTTTCTTAATAATAATCTTACCAACTAAACCACCAATATCTGACAATAAATCAGGAATGCTGGCTGGGGGCTGGGCATCCTCAGCCTGCCCTAGCAGGTAATCGCCTTGCCCATAAACTACAAACATATGCCCATCAATATCCATATATACCCAATGGACTCCATAGTAATCTCTCCAACCAAGGCTATTGCTTAGTGTTGCCAGCGTACCAGAACCATCGTCATAGTGAGTATTGTCAATCTGCGACTGACTAGTAACCTTTGTCCAACCCCCGGAACCATTCCTGTAATAGTAGGTAAAAGTATCCGCACCAGAGCTATCAAAAGCTGATATATTTTGTTTTGTTAGACCAGCATAAACAGAACCCGAAGTAGTAGCAAAATTCCTTGTGCCAGTCTCACTAATTACCATACCTGACACTCGTTGAAACTTGCCGTTCACCTCTAAATCTTTCCATAGAGTCTTTTTAGCGTAATTTGCAATTACCTGACCAGCAGTAGTGACATGGAGTGTATTACCCTCTCTGTATGCTAATCCCAAGACAACATTAGTATTCCTATCCGAAGGAAGTGTAGTTGACGCTGTAACTTGAGGACTCCCACTGTTGTATTCCACATAAATATAGTTGGTATCATTATCCACAAGTGATAATGAGTTATTTTCCGTCCAATCGAAGTACTTGGTATCGGCGGTATCGCTGTCTGATATCTTGATAAAACCAGTACCTGCGGCTACCGTAGCTGTACCATCCCCATTGTCAGTTATAGTTCCTCCTGAAATTTTTCCAGCCGACTGTGTGGAGTTCAACCAATCTTGTACATCATCATAAGTTGCCGTATCAATTTCCAACACAGAAACATCAGAAGCAGTAACACCACCAACCTGTGCCAATGTAACCGAATGAGGATTGTCTGTAGATGCAATATGTGAGTCTATCTGTTGGTGCGTATTGGCACCTATATTTGATAAATCGGTGTGGTCGCCGCTTGTTGCAACAGTAGATAAATCACCCGGTTGTACAGAGCTATCAGCTAAGTCAAGAGAAGCATTTACACTTGCATCCAACTTTGTTTCATCAATCGAGCTGGCTTTAATAGAAGCAGTTATGTCTTGTCCAGTAACAGTTAAATCAATCTCGGCACTATCAGTAACAGTAACCGCATCGTGCCTTGCCGCAGTGTTTGCAGAAACATCAGTATTGTTGCTAACCTCTGTATCAAAGTCTGATATCGTCGATGCTCCTTGTGTACCTGTATGGTTTGCCCTGTCCAACACCTCAGCGACTGTCTTACCGCCATCTTTAATTACCTTTCCAGTGGTACCATCAAAAATAGCAATATTAAGATTGACAGAACTAGACGGGCCAAGCACATCACCACCACCAGATGGGGTACTCCAGCTTAGGTTACCACTACCATCAGTAATTAGAGTTTGACTAGATGAACCATCTGTATTTGGCCACACATAAGAATTAAGGGCGGATGGGTTGTTTAATTTTAGATACCTATTATCAAAAGCGTTGTCGGATTTAACCTTATCAAATTGTCCAGTTAGAGCGTTGATTGGATAACCCATTAGAACAAAGACGCCCTATTATCCCAAGAGCCCCTAGCCACTTGAACTAAAGTAGGGCGGTCTGAACCATCATAAGTAACCTTTTGCACTACCCAGTCAGTATCCGATGTTGCGGCATCCGAGGTGTTGAACCCCACATACACAGGATTGTCATCACCCCTTCCGTCGTAGTCTATCTTCTTCTGTGAACTGAAAGCGGGAGGTAGGGGTTGCACTACATACTTACCACCAAACTTAGTCTCCCCAAATGGGTGGGTGTGTTCTTCTTTATCTATTGCTGGTTGTACATTTCCCATGTGGTTTAAACTCATTTTTCATAGACCATCATTTCCTTTAGGATATCTTGCTGTTGCCCTTTCAACTTCAAGTACCTAAAGAGACGGCCAGCTCTGCTTTCCCCAAAGTTGGGCTTTCCCAGCCTGTACTCCTCACTCCTAATAGCCGCCAACATATCAGCCTTAGTCTTTATCCCATTCTTTGCCGCCCAACCCACTAGAAACTTTAATTGCTTTAACTTAATAGCGTCTAGTCCGCTCTCTATGCCAAAGTACCCCTTCAATGCGGCTACGGCTGTGTCATCAGTGAATGCGGCAATATCTGCTTGGTGTTGAACACTGCTCTCTTCTGCCTCTGTGGGCTCCTGTGCTTCGTTCTCTGCTGGTTTTTGCTCTACCTTGATGTCTTCCCCCATTATGCTTCTATAAAATCTTTCTCGGTATCTTTTTGCTTGGCTAGGAGTGCTTTAGCCTCGCTAGACCACCCGTTTAACATCTCTACCACATGCTTGACTACCTTGGCCGTAGCCCATGCCCTTCTGTATTCGTCTTCCCAACCCTTCTTACCAGGTTCGGGAAAGTCAATACTAACCATACGCTCAAGCTCTGGGTAGAAATACTTTTTATAAAAATCAGAGTCTATGAAGCTCTTGGCTAGGTCGCCCCGCTGTTTTCTTATCTTCTCATCATCTCTAAGTTTCATACTCTTGGTTGCGGTTGAGACGGTACTGGTGCACCTTGTGCCTGTGGGGGTACACCTCCCAATACATTAGGCTGGGGTACCATACCTTCTGGGTTAGGCATACCCTGTGCTTGTGCCTCCATACCTTTATCTTCAAAATACTGATCTGCGTCATCTATCTTGGCTCTCTCACCCAAGCTCACCAAAAGCTCTTTGTACTTAGGCTTTACACCCTCCTCGGCCAGCTGTTGCTGACTTTCAAGTATCAGCTTGTAATACATAAGTCTTGTTTGGAGTAGGTCTTTGTCGTTTGGTAAGCTCATACTCTCAACATCGGGGATAAAGTCAAACTCACCTACAGTGTCTTTCTCCTTATCAAAGGCGAGGTAGCCTGTCTTTCCGTCATCACCCATCCGTAGCTTAGGCACACTCTCGCCAGATATCTCTACTGGGTATATGGGTGTGGCATACTCCTCCAAAGCCCCCTGCTGTCTTAGCTCCTCGTACGCCTCATCAAAAGATAATCCTGCTTCGTTCATGTACTCGCCCACAATCTCCTTACCCTCGTCCGAGAGTGTCCACCCATCTAACTCCTTGTCTAAGAAGTATTCTATAGCTTCCTTGCCTGCAATACGGATAACCTTTGTCTTGCTCAAAAATTGCTTGTCCATACTCCACCAAAATTGCATTACTTTGGCCAAGTGGGCCTTGAGGAATAGCTTGTTAAAGTTATCTCTAGCATTCCTAAGCATTGCCATATCCTTTATCTCTGTAGCGGTCTTGTCGTTTTGGAATGCGGCCATACTAGATACTCCCTGACCCGTCTCGCCCAACGCCTCATTTATAGCTTGAATGAGGTATGTAGCCATCTCTCTAAACTTAGACAGCGATGACGTACCACTCTCTAACCTCTCCACTGTAGTACCAGTATTCATAAGCCATTTGGCGCGAGCCTTGAACTGGAAAGAGGGCATAATAGCACCTGTGGGGTTTGTAACCTTGATAATGGGGTATAGGTCTACATTGATAGTATCGAAGGTCTGTGATACTAAAGCATTGAGTGCCTTCTGTAATGCCGCAATAGGTTCTAGTTCTGATACACCATAGATATCATCATCAATGGGGTAGTACACAAGTCGTACAATAGGGATCTGTCCGTGGTCGTAGGGGTTATCAATCTCTCTTAGTATCAGCCCCTTCTTATCACTCTTTCCCCCACGAAGTGGTACCCATGTAATCCACTTATCTCTACGGTACTCGGTACAAACCTCTATTCTTTCCTCCCCCTCAACCTTAGTACTTAATCCCTTTACCTCTCTGTTTATAGAGTTGTAGTGATTACCCATATTGCCCTTTAGCTTCTTTAGCTCCTCCAATGCATCTGATCCATAAATGGGCTCCATGACTGCGGTATCATTAACATTCTTTAATTCATCAAGTGTAGTGTACCTTCGCACAATAACCCAATCACTCTTTTCTATGCTTGGTCTACCAGGTTGCGTCAATACATCACGGGCATTGAGGTTTTCGTACCAAGGGCCATCGTAGATAGCCTTGCCGTTTTTATCCCTCTCTGTCCTCCAAGGCACATAAGCAAAACCGCCACCATACTTACGGGTACTCATATCTACCTTAGCTACACGGGAAAGCATGGGTTCATCAGAGTGCATACCAATCTCATCCCATTGAAACGACAAAAGCTCGCTACCTACTCTAGCACCCAACTCATTATCTACATCCCTAGCCACAAGTCTCCCCCTCATCTTGCTAGAAATTAGTCGGGTAGTCTTCTTGTAAATAGCACCAAAGGCTCTGGGGTCGAATATACGGGCATTATATGGCCACTTCGATTTAGTAATGTATGAACGAAACAGCTGGTCGTAGGTGTCAAAGCCCTGTGTCTTATGAGTACGCCTAACATTGTTCTCATCCTGTGCTATATCGTAGTGGGTAGTAATTTCAGACAACAGGGTATTCCCCGTGTCTAAAACATCTTTGTTTTCTTTCTTCTTCTTCTTTGCCATAACAAAAAACCGCCCCAACAATATATGTGTTTGGCGGTCGTAGTAGTTCTACTAACCTATGTAACTTCAGTATAACACAAATAACCTAAAAGGCAACCTGCTTAAACTTAAAGTCCTTCCTAATCCTTGCGAAGGTTGGCTTACCTTGCTGTACCTCTACCCATGCTGTGCCATAACCATCTCTAATTACTTCTGATAATTTGAAAATAAATTCTACTAACACTGAAGGCAAAACTTGGGGATTTTGGTTTAGCGCACGGAGTACCCAGTAGTATTCCTCGTTCTTGTATTTCACTAGTTCCTCGAAGAAGCTATCGGGCATGTTTTCCAAAAGTACTTGCGGCGAGGTAACCTCGAGAAGCGCAATCAGCTTCTCTTGGTTTTTCATCTCTATTTCCTCTGGGGTTAGTTGTTTCTTTTTTTTCTTAGGCATAGCTACATTCCGATTGTGTCATCAGATGGTGTGCTGGGCAGTGCCCACTTTAATAACATTTTATCATCTCTGCTGCCTTGGTGGGAAATAGCGAAATAGGAGAGTGCGTCCATCAGGTGGTCGTTAGCTTTCTCTGGTACATCAGGCTCATTCAAATCCTGTGAGAGACGAACACTTTTCTCACGCCACCTATAGCTTTCAAACTCCTTTATCGTATTGATACAGTTGTTAAACACAAACAGCCTTGGCATGCCCTTTTCAAGCCACTGCTTGCGGTTCTTCTCCTTGCCCTTCAAGTGAGGTACAACGTGCCCTGCTCTTTGGCGCAACCTCTCCGCAACCTTTTCAATCTTTAGCCTTACCCAATTGTTGCTGTTGGTTCCTACTTCCCTAATTGCTGGCGTAATGTAAACACCACGCTGTGAGAACTCGTTAATCCACTGTGCGCCGCTGGGATCGCCCCAACTTGCAACTACATTAGCAGAAAACTCATTAGCATTTATCTTACCTGCGTGATAATCAATTGTCCTACCGCTTTCGTAATGCTCGCTTACCAAAAACCAGTTGTCATCATCATCCACAGCTACCCAAATGCAGGCTGTGGGGTTTGTACTGCCAAAGTCCAATCCTCGGTAAATCTGCCAACCCTGCGGTACCTCAAATGGCTTAATCATATGTATTTCCCTGCTAAACTCCTTGTAAATCAACCCTGTGTGCTTCCTAAAGTCTGCTAAGTACTCCTGTGCAAATGTATCCTCTGTTAGCTCTTTTTTAGCAGTGTCTATCTCCTCTTTTGGAATTTTCGGGTTATCGTAGGAAGTAAATCTCCAGCTTTTGTAATCTCCTTCCAGCTTCTGACCCATCTCGAATAACTGGTGAAAATGGTTAAACCCTTTAGGCGTAGATATAAAAATTGCAGGCGCAATATAATCGGTAAGAGTGGGACGTAGTACCTCAGTCCATAACCAGTCCCAGTTGCGAATTGACGCAATTTCATCGATAACCAAACCACGCAATTTAATGCCACGTAAGCTGTCTGGATTTTCAGCTCCTTTAAGTGCGATAATACTGCCGTTTTTAAGTGTGAATGATAATTCGGTTTCATTTGTTTTTGCTATCCAGTCTCTTGGTATCTCACGCTTGTAGTCTCGCCAGTGAATTTCCTTAGCCTGCCTGTAGGTGGGAGATACGATGTAATAAAGCCCTTCCTGCTCCAAAGCCCATTTTAGTACTACCATCCTAGCCAGCACAGATTTGCCCCATCTCCGCCCAGCACAAACTACCCTAAACCTATGATTGTCTGTCGCCACCTCGTACTGTGTCGGGTGCAGTTTCACTATCATCTTTTTGGAAAGTAATGTAAGCTACTTTTTGGTTTTCTCCTTGGATGTTGATTTGAGTTCCTACATTATCCTTAAACTGCCTTTTCTCTAACCACCACTTAGCTGTATTTATATCCTTATCCTGTGTAATTGACTTTATTACAATGTTTTTAGCGGCAATATCGGCGTAATATTGTGCCGCCTTCATTTTCGTTAGGAAATCAACATCCTTTTTAACCCACTCATAGTATGTAGGTTTGGATATACCAGCATAACTACACGCCTCTTCAACAGTTCCGCCAATCTTAAAAATGCTTTCCAGTTTCTTAACGGACTCATCATCCTTTTTTGTTGGTCTGCCGCCAAAACTATGCTTTACTAGTGCCTTACTTTTTGTTTTTTTCTTTTTCTTTGAAGTTGGCATAACGCTCCCTTATCATATTATAATACATAGTTCTTTATCATTCTTTACTTACGATTGATATTATAAGCACATTCTAAGATATATTTTCCTACTTTTGGATGTACCATATTTCTTAAAATCTTATCTTTAGGATAATGGGATGAGAATTTATATTTATCTAAATTAAACCCATACTTTTTACTTGACTCATTAAAGTTATAATCTTCTGGTGTTCCAACCTCTCTTATATGATTAAATATATCTGACTCTGGTATATCGAAATTAGTCCAATAATAATGTCTTCCTCTTTCTTGTGGTTCAATCAATGGGTCATACCAGCTTCTTACATTTTCAACTACCCACTTTCCCTCGTAATAACCTTGTAAAAATAATATTTCTTCATATAGTTTCATATCAGGATATTTCGGTTTTGCTCCTGCTGCCATACTTAATCCCTTTCTTAATAAAGAGTGTGTAGGACAAGGCGGACTTGACCAAATAAAATCATATTTATCAAAATTCTTCTCTAAATAATCATGTGCATCTCCAATAATCACTTCATCATTAGGAAAGTAATCTCTATACACTTTTGCAATTTCCTCATTATACTCAACAGCAGTAACATTCAAATCACCCCATAATTTTCTATTACCTCCTATACCCGCATAGAGATTTAGTATTTTTATATCCTTGAAATCTTTTATTGGTATACCCCCAAATTCTTTTTCTGGTCTGTATTTATCCAATAAATCCTTTAGCTCTACACTTTTACCTAAATCTACCTTGATGTCCTCAAGCTCTGGTAAATCTAGTGCAAGCTCTGCAAGTTTCTCCCCCTCATAATATCCACTTTTCTCATTATCTACCAAGGCATACCACACCATCTCCTCTTTATTCTTAATGGTAACTCTAACCACACTAGCCTCTTCCCACCCCAAATCACGCATCGCTCTTAACCGCATGTTACCACCCAAAACTATATTGTCTTGATTGATAAGCAATGGTTTGAATTGTCCCTTTTCGGCCAATCTCCGCTTCAGGGTTTCAAAATCTTTCTTTTCTATTCCTCTTGGATTGTCTTCCCAAAGTTTTAGTTTGTTTAATTTAACACGCATCATAAATTAGTCGCTACAAAAGCCAAGAACAGAAAAGCCATTATCAAAAAGATAATACTCTCCAACACACGCCTATTCTTTTGTGGTCTTTCCCAAGTTAGTCCTGCCATCTCTTAAGATACTATTTTTTCTCCTTTTTCTCCTTTTTCTCCTCTTTAATTTCTTTCAGTGTCATTGTATACCTGAACAGCCCTGTTGTAGGATAATCTTGTGCCGCCACTGCACTAACGACCTCATAGCATTTTCCGTTATTGTCAACATAATAACTTGTCATATTTATCACATCCTTTCTGTGTTATTCCTGCCATCTCTAAATTAGCAATTCTGGAGTTGCCGCTATCCTCTTTTCTGCCATTTCCACATAACTTTTATTTAGCTCAATACCAATATAGTGCCTACCCAGTTTTTTAGCTACTAAGCCCGTGGTTCCTGCGCCCATAAACGGATCTAACACCACACCACTCTTAGGGCAACCAAACTTAATCGTTGGGGTTATAAGTTTTTCTGGGAAGGTAGCAAAGTGTGCACCCTTGAAACCGCCCGTCGAAATTTTCCAAACGTCCCCTGGATTTTTGCCATGGGGATGGCACATTCTTTTAATATCCATACTTTCATAACTACTCATTGGCTCCCTGTGCCCATCCCAATTCCTCTTAACTCTTTCCAAACTTTCTGCTTTGTGCGAAACCCTCACCGCATCCAAATCGCTCCAGTATCTTTTACTTTTACTAAAGAAAAATACTGGTTCGTAGCTGTTAGCAAACCTGTCTTTTACACTGGAAGGCATGTGGTTGGACTTATGCCAAATTATGATATTTCTCAATATCCAATTCTGTCTATCTACCATTTTCAAAATTAGGCGGTAATTTTGGAGCATTAGGCATTTTTCAAACTTGGGGGCATATTTTTTTAGGTTCCTCTGGCTATTTCTAACACAATCACTAACCTTCTTGTCTGTCTTGCCTGTTTTAATCCCCCCATAACAATCCCCGTGGTTCCAAAACATAATCCCTGTTGGCTTTAGTACCCGTTTCAACTCTTTGGTAATCACCAGCAGTTTCTCCAAATATTCCTCCAGGGCTGGCTCAAGTCCAATTTGCCCATCAACCCCATAATCCCTCAATCCCCAATATGGGGGGCTGGTAACCACACAATCCACAAACTCGTCTGGTATTTTCTTTAGAGTATTTAATGCGTCTCCGCAATATATCTTGTCTATTTCCATACTTCTTAGGCAGCCCGATTTCCATACTTCACTGCTCCTACCTTCAATTGTTCGGACTGCCTAAGAAGGCGGCAAGCTAAGACTGGAATTTCCCCAGCTTGCCGCTAACTGATACTAAATTCGGACTGCCTAAGAAGGCGGCAAGCTAAGACTGGAATTTCCCCAGCTTGCCGCTAACTGATACTAAACATACGGCACCACATTGCCAAACAAACCTCCATTTTCATCGGTTTGGTCAACAACGCTGTACCGCTTCTCCTCTCCCTTCCGCTTCATGCGGATTTCGTAGTCTCTCCCACACCCAGAGCAATGGAACTTTGCCCCTCGGATATGGGCAAGCTTCGCACCGCAGTGAATGCAATGGTACATCATTTCCTCCTTTCCCTTTCCTCCACAATACCGAGCAGTACATAGGCCATTTGCACCCTTGGTTGCTCATGCATTTGGCGGATAACCTTTGCGTACTCCTCATAAACACCCTT